TTCCAGCAGCTAGCTGGTAGGCAATGTTGAACGACGGCTCTTTACCGCAACAGCGGTCAATGGTAGCGTCCTTACTAACGACGAAGAACTCGTTGCCAAGTACCTCGCGGATCTCATGACCTAACGCGACTTGCGCCGCGGCCCACTTTGTTGACATCCAGTCAACTAGGAAGGGCCATGCGTTAGGAGTCATGGTTGGAACGGAAGACATTTTATCAGCTACGGTAGATAACTGACTTCTGTCACTCATCGTCGCACCCTGCCCGAACCGAATATACATCTGGTCCGGTGGTCTCGCACCAATCATCCGAATGACTTCTTTACGCACGCGATCGAAGAATCGACAAATGCGCTCATCGTTCTCGGCTAACGCCGGTAATAGATAAGAGTCAAGACGGTGGTTGGTTTGCAAGCACTGACGCTCAGCTTCCCACCATTTCTCTATGGCAGCAGCCTGAGTATCTATACCAGTTGGCAAGGCTTCAAACTTCCGAAGGAAATCTGTTGCCTGGACAGCCGTCCAGTACGACTCAGCGTCATTATAGTGGCGCGGATCGGTCGTTAGCTGCGCTAACTGCACCCACTCCTTAGAACGTATCAGTATCGCTACTGTAACGCTCCGGGGACACGACAGCCCTTCCATCAGGTTCAGGGCTATGGTCTTCACCTCAGGTGTAAGATCATTCACGAGTTCACATTCCTTTCGTCTGGATTAGACGATGTTCGTGCGATCTGCCAGCGTTTGCTTGATTAGAGCATCCGCAAGCAGGTTCATGAACTGTGCACTCGCCTCATTGACGACAGTAGAGTCCGTAGCCTTGTCGGCCGTGAACTCCAACTTGCCATCAACGGTGCCAATGACACTGGTCACGCCCGTAGTGGAGTTGGTTGCAATCTGTGGGTATTTGTACGTAACCACCACCCGATCCTTCGTGCCATTGTTTTTGACAGTGACACGCATCTCAGGTTGGTGAGCAGTCGCACTACCCACAGTTTTCGATCGAAAGATCGCGGGGGAATCAACCCCTGAAGCAGCGTTAACGCCGGTCCAAACGATGTTGGTGACTGCGTCAAATTTCTTAACCGTGATATTGGCCAAATTAGGCATATTACTAACTCCTATTGAAAGGTAGATGCAAGGTTGAGTTTAATGGTCTAACGATTTCTCTGTAATAACTGCACAAGAAGTGCAGCGTTATTGAAAGCACGTTTGACACCATTGTGATACGACGGGCGCAGGCCTAGCTTGACACTCGGTAACGAACCGATGACTCGCTTCATGCCAACTGCCCTCATTACATACGCCTGATCCACGGTTGTAGCCCCTGCGGGCTTAATCCGGGTTGTGCGCTTGTAGTCGATAGCGTCGTCCCACACGATCGTGTACCATGCTTGTGACACAGTAACGCCGTGATACTGAGAAAACTGACTAATGAACTCCTCGATATTAACGAAGTAATTCAATATAAAGCTGAAGGTAACCAGCTCATACGCTACCGTGGCTGGGTTCGTAAGTCCCAGCCTGGCTGCTAACCCGTAATTCGGGTTTGTTGCAGTCAACACACCACCTAAGGTACAACGCACTTGTGCGTCATGCCGACCGACCTGAGCGAACTCGTAGGTCGAATTCCCCGTAATACTGCTGACGTTATAGTCGCAGTCCACGGTGCCACCAGCCTTCATAGGCTTGGTAAAATCGGGTTTCTTTGTGAGAACCCCGACTGCGGTGTGTACATCATCGACGAGAGGCATCCAACCGAACGAGAACTCGAGCCATAAGTCAGCAAAGGCTTGCGCCCTACGCCGACTCGTGCGCTCTTTGTCCCACGTTTTGGACCAGATGTCTTCCCCTCGTAGAGAGTATGGCCCACGCTTCCCAGCGCGAGCCCACTCACGATGCTTCCTCTTAGCCTGCCACAGTCGCAAACCAAGAGCCTCACTAGCTCCCTTTAGGTCAAATCTTTTTAAGGACTTAGCCACAGAAACTAGTTGTTGGAAACGCTTCACGAACATCTCACCGGATTGCCTGGCTTCCGCCAGAGCGATACCCAGTGAAGCCCGAGCACCCTGCAACGAATTGAACTTCTTGATCGCCTTCGCGATCGCGTTGTTTTCAGCCGTCGTAAAGTTGCTATAGTACGCGTCGCCGGTAGCCTCCATATCCACTGGGGAATTAAGAGAACTACCATAACTGCCAGCATTAGGGTAACCCCCGGCGCTGACAGATACTACGAAGCGGCTATGAAGCTTATACGGCAAAAGAAGGTTGTAAGGCTTCTCCTGTTTGTAACGCGTCATCACCTTGATGCCGAGATAACCATTGTTGACTGTAACAACGGTAGGACCGGTTACTGGAAGCATAGCAGACTCCTTGCGGAGCTTGCTATTACTCCAGTTGGGGTGAAAGGTGGAGTGACCACCAGCGGAGAGGGTTGCAACGCCCTCTACGTTCATTAGCTTCAGACGTACTCAGCAACGGCAATAAGACCGAAGACAAGTACCTAGTTAGCTAGACTAACACGCTCCCTGGTATGGGAACGGATCTGATGCGGGACCGTATATACGTCCCAGACAGGG